GTTCGGGCCCAAACTTCCGGTGCTCGTAATGCTGTGGATGTTGAGTCTGGGTCCGTGACAGCTATTACTATTGCTGCAGGGGGTGGTGGTTCTGGCTATGATCCCACTGCCGATACGGTGGTTATTGGTGCCCCAGACGTGCCTGGAGGTCTCCAAGCCACCGCGTCTTTTGCCGTTGATGAAGCAGGTGTGGTCACTACAATCACCATTGACACTTCGGGTTCAGGTTATATTTCCAACCCCACCATTGATATTCAATCAGCCACGGGTACAGCCTTCAACGCCACCACCACAGTAACAGTTGGAGGTATCACTATTAACAATGAAACGGATTACCTGAATAACTACGAAATGGGTGCCGGTGTGGTGGGTCTATTTGCCGCCAAGTATCCTGGTTCCTTGGGCAATTCACTGCTAATCTCCGCAGCTGATGCATCCACCTTTACTGGTTGGGCATACGCGGGCGAATTTGATTCGGCTCCTGACGCTTCGCCTTTTGTGGAAGAGCAGGGTGGATCCAATGATGAGATGCATATCATCATCATTGACGAGAATGGTTGGTGGACTGGTGTTCAAGGAGGGATCCTAGAACGCTATTCTTATGTATCCAAGGCTTCCGATGCCAAGAAACTTGACGGCTCAACCAATTACTACAAAGAAGTTTTGAATCAAAACTCAAAGTATGTTTGGTGGATGGATCACCCGGCCGGCACTAACTTCGGTAGTCCAGCTTTTGGCATTACTTACACTTCTCTGACGCCGGTTGGTGGCCAAGTAGCTAACGGCGGCATCTATTCCAGCTTGTCCGGTGGTGCAGATGATTTTACCGCCACCAACGGCGAGTTGCAGAATGCGTTTGACCTGCTGTCCAATGACGAGCTGTATGATATCAACCTGATTCCTTGTGGGCCAGTTAACGCCACAGTAGCTAAGTGGGTAATTGAAAATGTAGCTGAGAAGCGTAAGGACTGTGTGACCTTTGTTTCACCCCTGGATCCAGTCACTGGAGAAATTGCTAAGGGGCCGGATGCCGCTGAGAAAATTGTCAACTTCCGCAATGACGTTTCCTTCAATGTATCTAGCTCTTATGCGGTGATGGATTCAGGTTACAAGTATCAGTATGACCGTTACAATGATGTTTATCGTTGGGTTCCTCTGAACGGTGATATTGCTGGTCTTTGTGCCCGCACTGACACCACCAACGATCCTTGGTGGTCTCCAGGTGGTTTGAATCGTGGTCAGGTTAAGAATGTAGTACGCCTAGCTTTCAATCCCAATAAGACTGACCGAGATATGCTTTATAAGGCTGGTGTTAATCCGGTAGTATCTTTCCCCGGACAGGGTGTGGTGCTATTCGGTGATAAGACTCTGCTGGCTAAGCCTAGCGCCTTTGACCGCATCAACGTTCGCCGACTCTTTATTGTGTTGGAAAAGGCTATTGCAACCGCCGCTAAGTTTATGCTATTTGAGTTCAACGATTTCTATACTCGGGCTCAATTCCGGGCTATGGTTGAACCTTACCTGCGGGATGTTCAGGGTCGTCGTGGTATCTACGATTTCCGAGTAAAGTGTGATGAAACCAACAACACCGGTGAGGTTATTGATAGAAATGAATTCGTAGCGGATTTGTATATAAAGCCAGCGAGATCAATTAACTTCATCTATCTAAATTTTGTTGCTGTACGGACCGGCGTTTCGTTCGAGGAGGTTGGGGCGTAAGCTAGTTTGATCAACTTTATTGTGGGTAAATATATAACACAGTTATAGGGGGCCACAATGAAGTTGAACTACCCGCTTTGGAAGAAACACGATCCGGTGGAGTTGGAGAGGGACCTAGAGGTCCTCTCCGCTTCTGAATTGATGACTAAGTATCAGTGCAGCAAGAGAAGTTTGTTCACCGCGTGTGATCATTTTGGCGTGGATAAGAGTCGGATATCTGGTAAAGAAAGTAAGTATATTTGTCCACCAAAAGATGTTCTAATTGAGCAGCTAGACAAAGGTAAGCTGTACGTCTCTAAACTACATGGATGCACTATTCCTGTTGTTAATTCTTGGATCAAAAAGCTCGGTATAGAGGTGCCACCTTATCACGGCAGACTGGCCAAGGTTAATGTAAAC